CTGCCGCTCCCGCTCCTGTTCCCGAAGGTCAAGAGAAACGGCGCATTGCCGTGTCAGCTCTTGCAGGCGTTGGACGAATTGCGCGCTTATAACATCACACGGCATAATTACCGCTTGAAGCAGGAAGCCCGCTTTTGCTACGATATACGGCGCACCGAAGGGCGTTACCCGCTCGTAAAGCTCCAATACATCAAGCACATCTGAAACGGGCGACAAATAACGGCTTTCGATGAAAACCAGCCCGCGGCGTGTCTGCAAGGGTTTCAAGGTCTTTCCGCTATACACAATCGAAAGGTTGCCTTGTTCAACGATCTTTTCGGTTGCGTCGGTGTCCTCGAAGCTGATCCCCTCCGGAATGTCACGATACCGCACAAGCCAGTCTTCGCGCTGTTTCTCCGGCACATCGAAGATCGTTAAAATGCTTTCTTCGTCCAGCTCCGGAAGGCCGGAAATAGGGTAAACCGCGTTTCCGTCGCCTATGTACTGCGATATTGTGCCGCTATCGCTGTATCGGTTGAACAAAACAACCTGTTTGTTTTTCTTGCATATCGCGGCAATGCTCTTTATCTTCATTTGCGGCGGCCTCCCTTCTGGAAGTCCCGCACGGTATCGCGGATCGTGGTTTCCGTCAGATACCAGAACAGCGGCAACCCTAAAAGCAACGCTTCACCGCCGATCGCCTCGTATCCGCGTTCGGCAAGGGCGTACTCTTGCCCCCAACGGAAGAGAAGAACACCCGCCGCGGTAAGGGCGGCGTATTTCAAGACAGCAAAGGCAACATTCGCCGTCAATGTGCTTCCCGCTACCCGAAGAGTGCGGGAACGGCGGCGCGTGGCCGCCTGTGTGTTTTGAATAGCTCTTTGCATGTGTGATCCTCCTTTTTATTTTGTTTCCGGCAAAAGTGTTAAATCTTCGCGGGATACTCTGCTAATAACTGCAAATTGCCCGCAATGTGGGCATTTTTCTGTTTCGATTTCAAGCCCTTTGCCTCGAACAACGCGGCGTATTCTAACAATCGCCCCCGCGCTTATTCCTTCGCCCGCTCCGTTTCGCATTCTTCGTTCCGTTGTTGCGTATCGGCCTTCTAACAAAGCCGCCGTATATTTCTTCGGTATCACTGTTTTTCGCCCCCTCAATATTTGCCGTAAACAATCACGGCCATATAAGGGCGATCGGTTTTCGCGGCGGTTACAATGGCCGTATTGATCCACGATACCCGCAAGAAGTCGCGCGCCGCCCGCTTTGCCAGCCTCCACACCGTCCGCGCGTCGTCGTCGCCAAACTCTGCGACGGCTTCAAGGCTGAATTCGCACACCTTGACGATCCTTCCGTAAGGCTTGCGTGCGGGGCGTTCCTTCATGTATTCTTTGTTGCCCTCTTTGCACTTGATAATTTCGAGCGGGCGGGGGAACTGCCAGCCGCCGCCCTGCTTGTCCTGCTTCTGCTTCGACATAGTTTGAATAGCTCCTTTCGCTTAACTGCTGTATGGATTTTTCAAGCTCCAATCCCAAAACATGCCGCCTTCGTATTCCGTTCGGAAATGGTTTACTTCTCCGTCGCCCGTGAAGAAGACATATTCAGCGGGAAGGACGCGGCCAACCTCGCCGCCTTCCCGTTTTTCCCGCTCCCACCGTATCAGCACATCGGCGGCAATCGCCTTGAATTCCTCTGTTGCCGGATAGTCCGGCGAATATCCGGCGAATTGGTGCGGCTGTGTTACCACTTCGGCCACGGTGTCCGGCCAGCCTTCCGCGTCAACGCGGTTCAGGAC